GCATGCCAGCGAGTGGGCATGGGCGGGTGCAGATTTTGATCATATTATCGATAATAATGGATCCATACAGGATCTATATGATCAAATTAAATTGATTATAAGTCAGGAGTCAAATCCCCTTGACGCCATCGAATCCCCTCTTTATATAAAACTTGCTGACAATTTGCACACACTGTCTTGAGATTTGAGTGACGATTATTATCTAAATTACCATCTATATAAAATACATTAAAAACGTTTAGGTGGACGCTTTTAAATCCGCAACGATCACAAATATTCTTTTTATTATATCCAGCTAATTGCCATCTAGCTATTCCTAGTTTTCTATCTTTAGCACAATGATCACATTTTGATCTATAAAATGTACGGCCCGTTTTGTGATAGTTAATAGCCACCGGCCGCTGTTTACATATTTGGCATAATTTTCTCATAACAATTTTATTTAATCAAACCCGCCCTTTTTCAATCCCTTTTATAGTAGTTTATTACGCATTTTTTTAATATTAGTGCTAAATAAAACAAAGTAATCCATTAAGGAGATATAAAGAATGGCGACATTAAATTCACCCGGCGTAGCAGTAACAGTAGTAGATGAAAGTTTGTACGTTCCTGGAGCTACAGGAACTATCCCACTAATATTTGTTGCAAGCGCAGAAAATAAAAGCAATGGTAGCGGCACAGGAACTGCACCCGGAACATTAAAACAAAATGCAGGTCAAGTTTACTTATTAACAAGTAGAAAAGATTTAGCGGATACCTTTGGTACACCGTTATTTTATACAGATTCTCAAGGTAATCCAATAAATGGCGGTGAGCAAAACGAATATGGCTTGCAGGCGGCATATAGTTTATTAGGTGTTACTTCTAGAGCGTATGTAGCCCGTGCAGATTTAAATTTAAGCGAACTTACACAGCGATCCTCTGCGCCGACAAGCTCAGTAGCTAACGGCACTAAATGGTTACAAACTACAAATAGTTTATACGGAATTAACGAGTGGAATCCGTCTACATTAAAATTTACATCAAAGACTCCGTTAATTATCGACGACAGTAATGTAGATTTGAATTCTACCGGTGGTACACCAAACGATTCTTTTGGTCATGCCGGCGATTACGCTATGTACATTCCTAGTTCTGCTAATTTATATCCAACAGCTGACACTCCAAATTCATTGTGGTATAAAACTGCAGATGCTCAAAACGCATGGGTTCCGGTTCAGCAAGGATTTGACGGCGGTAAGGCATTAACAATCAGTCCTCATTATCAATATCCTACGTACAATAATTCGACTCCAGTAGGATCAGTTTGGGTTAAAACAACGACACCAGGACTCGGTGCTAATTGGTTAATTAAACAATATAATTCATCTTCTCAGTCATTTACTAGAGTTGCTTCACCTATTTACAGTAGTTCTGTATCAGCAATTTTTGCGTTAGATCAATACGGTGGCGGTGCTAATATTCCTACAGGATCTATTTTTATTGAAAGCAATATTGATCACGGTACTGACGAGAATAAATACGCAGATTTTAAAATTTGGTCTAGAGTAGCTACCGGTGCAACATCTATCACTGTGGGTACAACTGCTAATAAACTTGCTAGTACAAGTACGTTTACTATTAGAGAAACTTTAGCAAATACTAATAGTTGGGGACCAACTATTACTGTACATGTACAAGGAAGTACAACTACAACAATAGCTCAACAGATTGCCACAGGCATTAGCGCATCTGGGTCAGTAAATGTTCGTGCTTCGTACGATAGTATGACCAATAAAATGATTATTAGTCACGCATTAGGTGGAGATATAGAAATAGCAGACGGCACTAATACTCCGTTAGCAAATGGTTTTTTAACATTTGAACCATTTAATCCTACAACAAAAATGGGTGTACAAAATTTATTTCTAGCACCTGGGGCTGACGGTTTTACATTTATTATTACAAACTGGGCTCCTTTAATTTATCTAGCTCAAGCAGATACGCCTAGCACAGCTCCAGCAAACGGAACATTGTGGTACGATGTAAATTTATCTGCTGATATTATGATAAATGACGGTGAAGCATGGGTCGGGTATCGAACCGTTTATCCAGATACAGATCCAGCAGGACCTTATATTGGCGCATTAGCCCCTGTACAACAAAGTACCGGAGCCGCATTAGTAACAGGGGATATTTGGATTAGTACAGCAGACGTAGAACATTATGGAAAAGACATTTATGTTTATGATTCTAGCTTAGTAGTTAACGATCCTTCAGCAGGATGGGTAAAGAGCGATGTAACAGATAGCACTTCACCAGAAGGTTGGTTATTCCACGATGCTCGTTGGTCAACAACAGGTGGCGATGGACTAACATCTATGTTTGATCCTGCTCCAATTGCAGATTTATTAAACAGTAATTATGTTGACCCGGATGCACCAGATGCACACTTATATCCGAGAGGGGTGCGTTTGTTTAATACACGCCGTTCTGGATTTAATGTTAAAAAATATCACAGAGGTTATATAGATATTAATGCAAACAGTGGTCAAAATCTTGCATATCAGAACGAAGTAATGAATGGACCTATACCATATTTTGCTGATCGTTGGGTAACAGCAGTATCAAATAATCAAGACGGTTCTGGAAAATTTGGTCGACATGCCCAACGCGGTATTGTGGTCGAGTCATTAAAAGAATTAATTAATACCACCGATGCAGTAAGAGATACAGAAACATTAATCTATAGTTTAATAGCATGTCCTGGATACCCAGAATTAATGCAAGATATGGTAGCGTTGAATACAGATGTTGGCCAAATAGCAATGGTAGTAGGAGATACACCATTTAGATTAACACCAGATGCAACTACATTATCACATTGGGGCGAAAATACTGCTCTAGCGTTTGACAACGGTGATGACGGTGCTGTAACACACAGCGAATATTTGGCAATGTATTATCCAAGCGGATATACAACAGACAATAACGGAAATTACATTGTTGTTCCGCCAAGTCATATGATGTTACGCACAATTATTAATAGTGATAATAAGAGTTATCCTTGGTTTGCTCCGGCAGGTTTACGTAGAGGTGTGATTGATAATGCGTCATCTGTTGGTTATATTGATAGTCAAAGCGGCGAATTTAAAACAGTAAGTTTATATCAAGGAATTCGTGATGTACTACAAGATCCGTCAGGTTTAGTAAATATTAATCCTATTACTACTGTGCCAGGTGCAGGTTTAGTAGCATACGGTCAAAAGACTAGGTCCCCTGTTATATCGGCATTAGATCGAATCAATGTTATAAGATTAGTTTGTTACTTACGCAGACAATTAGCGATTATTGCTAAACCATACTTGTTTGAACCAAACGATGCACAAACACGCAGAGAAATTAAAGCGTCAATGGATAGTTTTTTAGTTAACTTAGTTAATCAACGTGCTTTATATGATTTTATTGTAGTATGCGATACTTCAAATAATACAAATGCTCGAGTTGATCGATCAGAATTATGGGTAGATATTGCTATTGAGCCAGTTAAAGCAGTTGAATTTATATATATTCCATTGAGAGTATTAAACACCGGGGCGATAGCAGCCAAGGGTAAGTAAAAAGTAAAATATTAAAGGAGCATATAAATGCCAATTTCAAGTCTAAGTAAATTAACAGTTCCGGCCCCAGGCGCAGCCAACAATAGCCAAGGAATGTTAATGCCTAAATTAAAGTATCGCTTTAGGGTGGTATTAAGTAATTTTGGAGTCAATGGTCAACCGGCTACAGAATTAACAAAACAAGTTATGAATTGCACAAGACCTGCGGTAACTTTTGAAGAAATCAAATTACCGATCTACAATAGTACGATTAAAATTGCAGGTAAGCATTCGTGGACAGATATTAAATTAACATTAAGAGACGACATCGGCGGTAATGTTACTTCGTTAGTTGGTCAGCAGTTACAGAAACAGTTTGACTTTTTTGAACAAGCATCAGCTCCGGCGGCTATTGATTATAAATTCCAAACTTATGTACAAATTCTTGACGGCGGCAACGGTGCATTTGAACCTCAGGTATTAGAAACATGGGAACTTTTAGGTTGTTATGTTAAGACAGCAACATATTCAAACGTTGATTATAACAGCGGTACAGACCCAGTCGATGTTGCATTAGATATTACTTACGATAATGCGTTGCAGGTTGATGCAGCCGGATTAGTCGGGCCAGGAGTAGGTGGTGCTGGCCACGGGCTTGGTTTTAACGGTAACGCGGCAACAGGTTAATACAATACATTAAAACAAAAACCCACATTTACAGTGGGTTTTTTTACGGCATAAATATTGTTATGGCTCTCAATCAAGCGTTCACACAATTTCTCGGTACAGTTAACGGCTCCGCGGTAGTACGTGATTATCAACATGCAAATAGATTATATGTTGCTAACAATTATGCCAAGACTCCTAAACTAGGTTTTTTATATTTTGTAACGTTCAGCATTAATCCAGAAGTGCCATTAGATGCAGGATGGCAAAAAAATGAAGTAGGACTACTAGTTAAAAAAATTGATTTACCAAAATTTAATTTAAAAACTGAAACGGTAAATCAATATAATAGAAAAACTATTGTACAAACTGGCTTAACATATACAAATATTAATATTGAATTCCACGACGACAATAGTAATCTTACAAGGGATTTGTGGACTAACTATTATCGTTATTATTTTATGGATAGCACGTACGGCACAGGCGAGCAAAATGCATTGCCAAAACAATTTAAAGATACCAAATATATTGACAACTCGTATAATTACGGTTTAAATAGTTATCAAACTGTACCTTTTTTTGATTCTATTAATATCTATGTATTACATCAACAAAATTTTACTCAGTACACATTAGTAAACCCAATTCTCGAAAGCTGGACACACGACGGGTTAGATCAAGACGTCGGCACAAAAATATTGGTTAATAAAATGGCAGTAGCGTATGAAAGTGTATTATACAATAAAGGAAAAATTGTAGGGGGACAAACTCCGGAAAACTTTGGTGCACAATACTATGATCAAACTCCAAGTACTATAGCAGTTGGCGGGGTTAATAATATAAACGGAGGTACTCCTGCTGGTGCTAGTTCAATAGCCGGTATTTCTCCAGGCCCAAGTCAAACCGTAGAAGACCCTATTGATAGATTTTTAAAAAATCAAAACAATATTTCTAAACCACAAGCACAATTAGATGCTATAGCAAAGTATGATAATAATAATTACAGTGTGTTGGATGGAGTTCTAGGAAATTTACAAAGTGCTGGTGCAGAAAATATCACAGCGGTTAGACAAAATAGTACAATAATGAATCCAAATTCAAATATAACATTACCTCAATACCCTAGACCGCAGACTAATTCAATTTTTAAATCGCCGTCTACTAGTGCAGGATTATTTGGATCTAGTTTGCCAATAAACCCTTTTAGTGCGGTCGATGATAGAATAACAACAACAGCCGAGCCAAGCAGTATTAACGGAAGTTCAACCGAAGATCCAAATATTAATCCCGACTTAGGATGGTCAATATGACAACCAATACTTATCAAGGTAATTTACCAAATAAAGCCACAGGACAAAATGCCACAGTTCAAGCATTTGACGCTTATTTTTCAAAACCTTTAGAATTAGATGCAAATACATTTGCGTTAATGCAAGGATATTTTGAATCACAGGGATTTTCTAAAACCTCCGCCGAAACTATTGCTGTAATTATTATTAAACAGGCTAAAAAAGATGGATACAATCCTTTAACAATTCTCGATACTTTAAAAAGTCTAAACGGAGTAGAGCTTAGTTCATTAGTAAGCGAAATATTAAATTATAATAGATTTAAAACCAGTCAGTTAGGATATGCAGGAAAATTTGTACCTAATCCGGAAATAGCTAGAAATATTGTAGCATGAGTT